GGGCGATGATGATGCGTGGCGGGACGCCTGGCTGGTTCATGAAGGAAATCGGCAAGGACGCCTATGGAAACAGGACCGAACGCGAGGTAGATGGCTTCAATCCTCGCAGTCGGCGGCCGCGCCCTGGCGCCTATCGAAAGTTCCGGCTTTCGACCGATGTATCCGGCCTTGCGATCGACCGGTTTCGCCGGACCGTGTGGGCTCTGGCTGTGCGCCATGTGGCGCAAGAGGTCGCCGCTCGGCTTTCAAGCCATGAACTGACCGCCGAAGTGCCCACGCTGGCGCCCTGGGTGGCTGTCGCAGGGTTGGTGAGCCGACAGGACCCCTCTCACGCTGTGTCGCTTTTTCTTTGACATGCGACCGAAAGTTGACAATGCTCATCTCACCCTGAAAAGGGCAACTCGAACCCGCTGGCAACCCCGGCGGGTTTTTTCGTGGGAGAATGGGACGTGGCGGCTCTGGTGAGCGCATCCTTGACATTCGGTCTGACTGAGTTCGACAAGGCAACGCTCGACATTGAGCACAAGCAACTTCCGTTCGCCATGATGCTGGCGTTGAACGATACGGCCAAGGGCGCGCGCAAGGCGGTACAGAACAAGATGGGTCAGGTCTTTGATCGACCAACGCCCTTTGCGAAGCGCGGGGTGGTGTATGAGCGGTCAACCAAGGATGACCTCGACGCAAGGGTGGTGATCTACGGAAGCAAGGCTGCACACGGCGGATTGCCTCCTGCTTACTTTCTCGGGCCGCAAGTGGATGGCGGCAGGCGTTCGTTGAAGGCATTCGAAGTGCAACTCAAGGCGCGCGGGTTCTTGCCGGATGGCCATATTGTCGTACCGGCAGAACGGGCAAAGCTCGATCGCTACGGCAATGTGAGCCAGGGGCAGCTCAACCGCATCATGAGCGGTTTGCAGATCGACTATCGAGGCTCAGGAGCTAACCGCGTCGCATCGACAATGAAGGGCAAGGCCAAGCGGGCGCGTGGCTCTCGTCGAGGTTTTTATTTTGTCCCTGCCGCCAAGTCCAAGCTGGCGCCGGGTGTCTGGTTCGAGCCGGGCTTTCCCTACAGAGCAGTGTATCCGGTTCTGATGTTCGTCAAACCGGGTGGCTACGCCAAACGGTTGCCATTCGATGAAACTGTTGCCGCCTATTCGGCGGAACATCTGCAGAAAAACTTCACCCGGTCCTGGTCGCGCGCACTGCGCACAGCCCGCTGACCAAAACCTGACGCTGGAGGTGGGGTTACCCCACCCCCGGCCTTTCGGGTCCTTCCAGGCCGTCAGCGGATGCGGGTATTTCGCGCCGTGGGTGCTGGCCAGAGTGGATGAGAAATTGAAGCCTAAAGTCCGGGGCTAAAGTCGGGCCTAAAGTCAACTAAAGTGGAGCGCCCGCGCTATCCGGCCATTGGCGCATGCGATGCCGATGATCGATGGAACCGTTACGAAATCGGAGTTCGCGGAATACCTCGGTGTGACCGCCGGCCGCGTCTCGCAGATGATCAAGGCCGGGCAGATCGCGCCGGCCAGCCTGGCTGGTGAAGGCCGCTCAGCCCGGATCATAGTCGACAGGGCGAGCGCGGATCTCCGCCGCAATCTCGATCCGGCGCAAAGCCACGGCCTCAATGGCATGGCGACACGATCTGCCATTGCAAGCGGATCAACCAAACCGGATGGCGCGGCGGCGCCGGAGCAGCATGCGCTGCCCGACATGCTGCCGAAGGTTGGCGCACAGACGTCCCCACCGCTGCCTGCCGCGCTGGACAACACCGCCGACCTGATCGGCCGGGAGAAGTTGCGCCAGGCCGAGATCGCGACCAGGCGGATGCAGCGCGAGGAAGCGCTCGAGGAAGGCCGGTTCGTGCTGGCCGATGAGGCTCGCGCCGCAATCGCCTCGGCGGCTTCGAAGATGCTGTCGACCTTCGAATCCGGCCTCGCCGACATGGCCGACGCCATCGCCGCCCAGCACGGCCTGCCGCCGCGGGATGTGCTGCACACGCTGACCCGGGCCTTCCGGCAGATCCGCGAGGACGCCGCCCGCGCCTTCGCCAGCCAGCGTGACGCCATCATCGCCGCCGAGGCCGAGGCGCTGGCCCGCGCGGCGGAAGCCGGCGAAGAAGAGGACGACGAGCCGGCATGAGTTACCACGACCGGACGATCGCCAACGCCGAGGCCCTGCTTTTCGGTGCGCTGGCCGATGTCGTGGAGCCGCCGCCGCCGGTCGACTACCTGACCTGGGCCAAGGACAACATCGTCTTTTCCGAGCGCATCTCGGCAAAGGCGGGCGCCTACAACGAAGCAGCGTTTCCGTTCTTCTCGGAGATCCTCACCGCGCTCGGCCCGGACGATTCGTGCCAGACCATCACGCTGATCAAGTCCGCCCAGGTTGGCGGCACGGTCGCGGCCAACATTTTCACGCTCGGTTCCATGGCCATGGATCCGGGCGACCTGCTCTATGTCCACCCAACAGAGGGCAATGCGATCAAATGGTCGCGGCAGAAGCTGACACCGTTGCTCAAGGAAACCACGAGCCTCGCTCCGCTGTTTCCGCAGACGAGCCGCGAAGGTTCGAATTCGGTGCTCTACAAGGAGCGCAAAGACGGGCGCGGCGCCATTTCCTCGGGCGGCGCCAATTCACCGGCCTCGCTGTCGATGGTCTCGCCCAAGCGGCAGGTCCAGGACGATCTGGCCAAGTGGGAGAACAACCCGGCCGGCGATCCGGAAATGCAGGCCGATTCGCGGTCCAAGGCGTTTTTCAACCGCAAGGTCCTGAAGATCTCCACGCCGCTGGTCTGGCCCGGCTGCCGCATCACACGCAACTGGCTGGAAGGCAGCCAGGAAGAGTATCACGTCCCGTGTCCCCATTGCGGCCATCTCCAGGCGCTGCGCTGGGAGAACATGGAGCCGCATCTAGATCCGAACGCGCCCGACAAGGCGGCGTTCCTTTGCGTGGCCGATGGTTGCGGCGGGTTCATCGAGGAGCATCACCGGGCGCAGATCTGCAAGCCGGTGCATCTGGGCGGGAAGGCGCGCTGGGTGGCGCGCTTTCCCGAGCGCAAGCGCTACCACAGGTCGTTTTATCTCTGGGTTGCCTATTCCGCGCTCGAAGCCTGGGGCGAACTGGCGCGGCGCTGGTTCGCGGTCAAGGCCGGCAAGTCGGGCGACGCGGAAAACCGCGAGGCCGAGCAGGTCTTCTGGAACGACTATCTCGGCAAAGCCTTCGAAGGCGCGGGCGAAACGCTGCCCTGGGAAGATCTGCGCGACCGTGCCGCCGAGAAGGGGTTCAAACGCGGGGTCATTCCGCCTGGAGCGCTGGTCACCACCATCGGCGTCGATGTGCAGGGCGACCGCGTCGAGTGGCAACTGGTCGGATGGGGCAAGGGGCGCCAGCGATTTGTTATCGACCACGGCGTGTTTGACAGTTTCTCGGTGCCGCCGGGCGGCAAGCCGCATTCGGGGCACATCTCCGAGCCGGAGATCAAGGAACTGCTCGACGGCCTGCTGACCCAGACCTGGCCGGACTTCCTCGGCAACCGGCGCCACGCCAACATGCTGGCGATCGACGGAAACTATTCGACCTCGGACGTGTTCGAGTGGGCGCGAAGGCATCCCTTGAGCCGGGTCATCATGGTGCGCGGCGTGCCGCAGGAATATGCAGCCATCCTGGCCATTGTCCGGGGCGACAAGAACAACAAGGGCAAGGAGCGGAAGTACCGCAAGCGGTTCTACAACCTCGCCGTCTCGGTGCTCAAGCTGCATCTCTACCGGGGCCTGAAGAAGACCGATCCCGAGGCGATGGGCTACGTGCATTTCGCCGCCGGCCTGCCGGATGAATATTTCGTGCAGCTGGTCTCCGAGCGCCGGACCCCGGAAAAAACCCGCAACGGCGTGGTCGAGTACCGCTGGAAACTACCTGAGGGTGTTCGCAACGAGGCGCTCGACACCATGAACGCGGCCCAGGGCGCAGCCTATCGCCTGGGCATATTCCAGTGGGACGAGGATGACTGGGACGCGCTCGCGGCCCGGCTCGAAGTGCCGCCGGCCAGCCCGCAACTCGATCTCGAGGACGAGATGATGGCGGCGCCCGGCGGCAGGGCCCCCGCGGGACAGGCGGCCACCGCGCCGCCGCTTCAAAACAATCGCGTCGCCGCGGCTCTTGCCCGCGCCGCCGCCGCCAAGCAAAGACAGGGACAACGCTGACCATGGCCGACACCGCCACATTGCAGGCCCGCCTCGCCACGCTGGAGGAGGCCGAGTTCAAGCTTGTCGCCGGCCAGCAAGCCACAGCGCTCGGCTACAATGGCGAGAGCGTCACCTTCGTCGCCTCCGACCTGCAGCAGCTCCGCTCCATGATCCGCCGGATCAAACGCGAGCTGGGTGATCCGACCGCGAAGCGCCCATCCGCAAGGGGCTTCGTCACATGACCAGCGCGCCATTGATCTATGGCGCTGACGGCGCTCCTGTGCCAGAGAAACTGCGCGTCGCCGCGCGCGCCCGGTTGATGGCGTCCGCCTACCAGGCCGAGCGCTCTGATCACCCGAGCCTTGCCAACTGGCGGCCCGGCACCTATTCGGGCCAATCGGCGCTGGCCTTCGGTCGCGAGCAGGTGGCAGCCCGCATCCATGATCTCGCCCGCAATGACGGTTGGGCGAGTGCCGCGGTCTCCCGCGTGGTCGACGAGACCATCGGCTCGGGCTGGACGCTCAACGCCCAGGTCAACGCCCGCACCCTGGGGCTCACCCAGGATGAGGCCGACGATATCAACGACCAGATCGAGGCGCTGCACGAGGATTACGCCACCAACGACCCGGGCTTCTGGTGCGATGCCGAAAGGCAGACCAATCAGGCTGGGCTGCTGGGTCTCGGGATGCGCCACGATTTCCTCGACGGCGAGGCGTTCGCCCACATTGTCTGGCGCGGCGAGGACGGCAGCGGCGTGCCAATCGCACCCACCGGCTACGGCACATGCCTGCAGGTGATAGATCCTGCCCGGATCTCCAATCCAAGCGGGCGGATGGACACGAAAACCCTGCAGCAGGGCGTCGAGCTGGACGAGTGGGGCGCGGCCATCGGCTATCACGTCCGCCGCGCGCATCCCGGTGACCGCATCATGCAGGCCGCCGATGCCTGGACCTGGGATTACGTGCCGCGCGACATCGAGGGGCGGCCGAACTTTATCCACGCCTTCTCCAAGACGAGGGCGGGCGAGCGCCGCGGCATTCCGAAGCTGATCTCAGTAGTGCGCAAGCACAAGCAGGTTGCCGACATCGACGACATTGAGATGCAGGCCATCGCGGTCAACTCGGCGCTGGCGGCGTTTGTCACCTCGCCGATGGATCTCGAGGAGCTGGCCGAATCCATGGATGCCGGCAAGGTCACCGATGCCATGCGGCAGATGAGCCAGGGGCAGGAGGCCTATTACAAGGCGCTGCCGCTCAACTTTCGGGACGCGCAGGTCAATTTCCTGCACCCTGGCGAGGAAATCAAACTGTCGAAGCCTGAGCACCCGAATGCCAATTTCGAGCCGTTCTTCCGCCAGTCGCTCAGGAACATCGCCTCCGCTGCAGGGCTGACGTACGAAATGCTCACGATGGACTGGTCGAACGTGAACTATTCCTCCGCCCGCGCGGCGCTGCTGGTGATCTACAAGTCCTTGAACGCGGTGCGCGATCGCTTCGCCGCCCAGTTCATGGCGCCCTGGTACGGCGCATGGCTTGAGGAGGTCTTCGACCGACGGCTGATCAAGCTGCCGTCGCGCGCCGTGTCGTTCGAGGCCAACCGCGCCGGCTGGTGCGCCGCCGAATGGATCGGCACCGGGCGCGGCTGGATCGACCCGCTGCGCGAGGCGCAGGCCTCCGGGCTCCGCCTGTCGACGGGACAGTCCTCGCGAAAGGATGAGGCGGCCGAACAGGGCAGGGACTGGAAGAAGACGGCACTACAGACCGCGCGAGAGAAGAAGTTCTACACGAGCCTGGGCCTTGACCCAAATCCGTCCAATCTCGAAACCCGCACACAGTCTATCGCCACCACGCGCGACGAGGGCTCTCCCGACCAGGAGATCGAGGCCGACGTTAATGGCGACGCCGACGAAGAGGTCGGCGGACCCGCCCAGACTGGCAGCCGCCGCACCTCCCGTGTCCCGGGGATCAGGAGACGCTCATGACTGGCCTTCCTCACATCGCCGCCCGCTGGGTGGGCGTGCCCATCGCCATGCATCCCGGCAAGGCCGACATCATGGCGCGCGCTTTCGGGCCGCGCGTTTTCGGTGCTCCGGTGCGGCAGGTTTCGGGCGGCGAGCCGCATGCGGCGCTGCTGATCGATCCGATGCAGGATGCCGAGCCGGATTATGCGCGGCCCTTCATCACCAATTCGGTGGCGGTCATCGGCATCGAGGGCGTACTTTGCGCCAAGGGTAAATGGGTGGGCAAGAATTCGGGCGAGACCTCCTATGAGGGCATCATGGCGCAGGTCGCGATGGCCATGCAGGATCCCATGGTCAAGGGCGTGGTGCTCGAGGTGGACAGCCCCGGCGGCGAGGTCTCTGGCATGTTTGCCTGCGCCCGCGCCATCCATCAGCTTGCCGCCGTCAAGCCGATGATTTCGATCCTCAGCGACATGGCCTGCTCGGCGGCCTATGCGCTGGCGAGCGCGGCTGGCGCCATCATCGTTCCCGATACCGGAAGCGCCGGCTCGATCGGCGTCATTGCGCTGCACGCCAGCTATGCCGGCATGCTCGAAAACGAAGGCGTCGAGGTTACCATTCTCAAGGCGGGCGCCCGCAAGGCGGACATGAACCCCTACGAGAAGCTGCCGGACGACGTGCGTGACCGGTACCTCGTCGAGCTCGAAGGCATGCGGGTGAAATTCGCGGACATGGTCGGTCTCCATCGCGGCGACCGGCTGACAAAAGAGGCGGCTCTGGCCACGGAAGCCGAAACATTCTCTGGCGAGGCGGCGGTTGCCGCCGGCCTCGCCGACGCCGTGGCGGACCCTCACGAGGCGCTTGCCGCCTTCATAGAGGAAATCAACGGGGCGCAAGCCCGATAACCCTGGAGAAGATTATGAGCCTTAGCTCCATCATCCGGGCCGTCGCCGGCGGCCCGAAGAAGACCCGTGCCGAGGGAGACCAGCCCGAGGAGAACATGGAAGACGATATGCCCGTCACGGACGACGAGGAAAACACGGAGGGCGACGAGCCCCAGGACGACGAAGCCGCCGAGGGCGACCAGCCCGAGGAGGAAGGCGTCGAGGGCGACGAGGACGAGCCGAAGGCAGCATCCTGGCGCAATGGCAAGGCGGCGGGCTGCAAGGCGGAGCGCTCGCGCATGGCGGCGATCCTCGGCAATCCCGCCGCCGACGCAAATCCGGGGCTTGCCGCGCATCTGGCCTTCGCCACCGACATGAAGGCTGCCGACGCTGTCGCAGCTCTCAAGGCCGGCGGCGTCCCGGCCGGCGGCAAGCTTGCCGGCAAGATGGCCGGCGCCAACCAGCCCCGTCTCGGCGGCTCGCCTGCTCCGGCAGGCGGTCCGCAGTCCCAGCCCGACCGCATCGCCGCCCATGCGGCGGCGATCATCGAAGCCAAGCGCACCAAGCGCTCCAGGTAAGGCGGCGCACGCCGCCCATCCGTAACCCGACCGGTGGCGCTGAGCGCGACCCATAACTCAGGAGAGTCCCATGCCCGTATCAACTGGCAGCTACACCCCGGGAGACATGTATCTCGGCAATTACCCGCTGGCCGTCCGCGCGGTCACCATTGTCTCCGGCGCCGGCGTTCTCGTCCGCGGCACCGTGATTGGCCAGATCACCAGCGGTCTGAAGTACAAGACCGCGCTTTCGGCGTCATCGGATGGCTCGGAAGATCCGCGCCTGATCCTTGCCGAGGACGTCGACGCCACCTCCGGGGATGTGTCGGCCAAGGCCTACTGTTCCGGCGATTTCGACCAGAGCAAGCTCACTTTCGGAACCGGCATCACCGCATCGGCCTTCGAAGCCGCATGCGACGCCGCCGATCGTCCGATCTTCATCAAGACCCTGGCCTAGGCTCAACGCAGCCTTCCGCCGCCCCTTCCATCGTGACGCTGCCTTAAGGAGACACGTCCATGCCTACCTATTACACAACCGCCCAGGTGGTCGCCGCGGCCGAGGCTCTCGACCGTTTCAACCCCTGGATCCGCGACACCTTCTTCGGTTCAGTCGTCACTTTCGAAACTGAGGAAGTTCTGTTCGACAAGCTCGGACGGCGCAAGAAGATCGCGCCCTTCGTCTCGCCCAACATTCCGGGCAAGGAACGCGAGCAGCGCTCCCGCTCGGTGCGCGCCTACAAGCCGCCCTATGTCAAGCCGAAGTCGGGCCTCAACCCGTCCGACGCCATTGCCCGCCGCGCGGGCGAGGGATTTGGCGGCACCATGGCGGTGATGGACCGCTATGACCAGATGGTGCTTCAGACGCTGGCCGACCACGAAAACGAGATCACCGGCCGCGAGGAACTTATGTGCGTCGACGCGCTCAAGACTGGACAGGTGGTGGCCGTGGGCGACGGCATCAATGACACCATCTCCTATGGCCGCGATGCCGAACTCACCGACGCCCTGACATCGGCGGCGCGCTGGGGCGAAAGTGGCGTCAAGCCGCTGGCCTCCATCCGCACTTGGGGCCGGCTGATCGCCGAAAAATCAGGCGCGGTGGCCCGCAAGGTTGTGCTTGGCTACGGCGCCGCGGAACTGTTCCTGGCGGACGCCGATGTTCGCGAGATCCTCGACAACCGCCGTTCCGGCGAGGCCAATCAGATGGCGCTTGCCGGTTCCGCCACGGGCGGCGTCGAGGATGTCGCAGGGCTGATCGGCCAGATCGACGGCGTCGAATACTGGGAATATCTCCAGACCTACGAGACCGATGCCGGCGTCTCCACCCACTACTGGCCGGAATTCGGCGTGGGCCTCGTCTCGCCCGGCGTGATGAACGGTCACATGACTTATGGCGCCATTCTCGACATCAAGAGCCTCAAGGCCGAGCAGCGGTTCGCCAAGCAGTACGAGGAAGACGATCCGTCGCGCGAGGTGATTCTCACCCAGTCGGCGCCGCTTCCCGTGCCGGTCGAGCCGAACGCCTCGTTCTTCGCCACCGTACGCTGATAGGGCCGCTGATTTCGCAATCGGCTTTCTTGAGCGCCCCGGACCGTTATGGCCCGGGGCGCTGCGGAGAGACGTTTCCAGCCCCCGAAAGGAAAGATCATGAGCAAGACCCACAAGTTCCGCATTACGGTGACCACCGGCGCAAAGAGGTACGCCCCCGGAGACCCCGTTCCGGTTGGCGGCAAGAGCGGGATTTCCGAAGATGAAATCGCTTCGATCGAACGCGTGCACGGCAAGTGGACCGGCGACGACACGCCCGGACTGCCTGCCAGCGCCGCCCGTAGCGCGGAGCTCGATGCCGCACGCGAAAATCTCGCAGCCGTCAATACCCGCATCGACCTTCTCATGGCCGTCATCGCCGCCCATGAGAAGGTCGACGCAGCCGCCCAGGCCGTGGGCAGCGAGAACGCGCCCAATACCGCGCTCGATGATCTGGCTGCGGCGGAAGCCGCGCTCACCGAGGCCCGCAAGGCGGCCGGCCTGCCCGATATCGGGGCCCCCGACGCCAAGAACGGCGCCAAGTGACATCGATCATCGACCGGCCGGCCCTCTTCGCCGCGATGGGGCCGGCCTTCACCTCCGCCTTCGGCAATGTCGACGTGACGCTCGTCATCGACGGCGTGGCGCAGGCGTCAGCAATCCGCGGCATTCTGCGCCAGGTTCGCGAAATCGACCTGCTGCCGGAGGGCGGCGGATCGGTCGAGGGTGTCACGCATACGCTGGCGCTTGATGCTGTCGCAGCCGCAGGTCTGCAATCCGATCGTGACAGCGCCATCATCAATTCCGTCACCTACGCGGTGCGCAGCGTCGCCGATGATGGCCGCGCCATGGTGACGCTTCTGCTTACGGGAGACATTTGACATGGCCAAGACCGATGACAACCAGGACGACAGGAAGCGCGCCGCCACCCCGTCCGATCCTGTTAAGGCGCTGATCCGGGCCCTTCACGATGAGGGCGTCAATGGCGACGCGCGAGTGGCTGCCCGCAGGGAGTTCTCGGCGATCGCCGATGGCGGTCGCGCGTGGGAGCAACTGCCGTCCGGCATGAAAGCTGCTGCCCGCGCCGACATGCTGCGGCTTGCCGATGCGGGCGAGACGGAAAGTCAAACCGGCTACAGTGCCCGGACAACCGGGCGGCTGCTGCGCGATATCGGAAAGGCCTGACCCTTGTCCCATATTCGGGCGCAGATCTTCGACGCGGTCAAGACCCTGCTTGTGGCGATTCCGGAGTTCTCCGGCGCAGGCAAGGTCGCGCGGGGCCGCACCGGGCCGGTGCGTGCGGAGGCGCTGCCAGCGGTCACGCTGAGCTGGGCCGACAACGACGAGCGCGCTGAAGCGCGGCCTTTCTCCACGGCGGACGGTGCGCTGGGCTACGACCGGACATTGCCTCTGAGCGTCATCGTTCATCTGCGCGACGAGGACCCGGATACCGAATTCGACCGCATCGCCAGCCTGATCGAGTCGAGGATGGCGAGCGATGTCACCCTTGGCGGGCTGGTGATCGAAGTGCTGCTCACGTCGAGCCGCCTGTTCGTCGACCCGCAGACCGGCCTGGCGCTCGGCGCGGGCCGTCTCGTCTACACGGTGAGCTTCAAGACGCCCGCCGCCGACCCGACTGTTTCCGCACTCTGACACCTATCCCTGAAAGGAAAATCCCATGGCACTCGGAAGAAGCCTTGTCGTCGCCCGCTACACGGCGCCCGACACCTATGCCGCCGTCTGCGTCACCGAGCAGCGCTCGATCACCATCAACAACGAGGTGGTCGACATCACCAAGCCCGACTGTGCCTCGCCCGGCAGCAAGCTCGCCTATGCGGCGCAGTATGGTATCCAGAAGATCAGCTTCTCGGGGTCCGGCGCCTATGTGAACGCGACAGCGCAGAAGGCGGTGATCGCCGATGCTGTCGCTCAGACCGTGACAGAATACCAGATCACCGTGCCCGATGTCGGGGTGTTTGTCGGGGACGGCCTGCTTACCACCACGGAACTGTCCGGCGACAAGACCAACGAGCTTCAGTCGAACTTCTCTATCGAGCTCACCGGCACGATCACCTACACGCCCGCGGCCTGATCATGAACCCGCGCGAGAAGCCGCTGCTCAACCCGGCGCGGGGCGAGGTGCCGGTGCAGATCGGCAACGTGCATCTCGGTATTCTGGTCACGTTCCCGGGGCTCGCCCGGCTGTCGCGCGCGGCGGGTGCGGAGACCATGCAGGGGCTCTATGCCCGGTTGCTGGGGTTTGATGCGTGGACGGTCTCCGCCGCCATCAAGGTGTTTTCTGTCGATGGCGATGGCGAGGAGGCGGCGCGCGAACGCGCGGATGCGGCGATTGCCGTGCTCAGCTCCGCCGACGAGGCGGCCTGGCGGGTGGCCATCGAGGCGGCACTCGCGGCACATCTGACCGAGGGCGAGAAACGCCGGGCGGAAGCCTACGACCTCGTCAGCGATGTCGAGGAGGCGCTCGATGCGGTCCCGCCGGGAAAGCCGCGAAGCGGGCTGTCAGCGTGATGGCCTTCATTCAAAGCCATATGGATGTCGCGCTGGCGCCCGTCGGCACGTCTTTCCTGACGGAAAAGGACGGCGTCGTGGCGACCGGTGGGTTTGGATGGTCTCCGTCCACCTTCTGGGCGGCATCGCTTGCGGAGTTCTACGCAGGTCTCAGGGGCAGGGATGGCAAGACGTCGGACACCAGAACCATCACTCCGGCGGACGCGCGCAGATATGCGCGGGCGGCGGGCCACAAGATTTTCGGCGAGGATGACTGACCCATGGCCCGGCCCGACATCACCGCCCACATCAATGCCAATGCCAAGGGTTTCCACGAAGCCATGGCGCGAATCCGGCGCGACAGCAAGGCGACTGCGAGTTCATCCGGTGCCGCCTTCAATGCGCTGTCGGACAAGCTGCGCGGCGGAGTGGCTGCCGCGCTAGCCGGAGTGACGGTCGGAGCCGGTATCCGGCTGTTCATCGACCAGGCCAAGCAGGCGGTCGACCAGATTCAGGAGATAGAGCGCTCGGCGAAGACGGCGGGCGTCGGTTTCGAGGACTTCCAGGAGCTGGCTTTTGCCGCCAAGAAGAACCTCGTCTCCGTCGACGCGCTGACCGACGGGCTCAAGGAAATGCAGCTCCGTGTCGACGAAGTGGTCAAGACGGGGAAGGGGTCGGCGGCTGAAAGCCTCGGGCGTCTCGGGTTCTCGGCAAAGGAACTGGCTGTTGCGCTCAAGGAGCCCGACCGGCTGTTCGAGGACATACTCGGGCGCATGAAGCAGCTCGACAAGGCGGCGCAGATCCGCGTGGCCGACGAGATTTTCGGTGGTACCGCGGGCGAGCAGTTCGTGCGCATGCTGGACGAGGCTCGCGGATCAATCGCCGACAACCGCAAGGAAGCTCAGGATCTGGGAATCGTCATTTCCGAGGATCTGGCCAAGCGCATCGACGAGTTGCGGCCGGTATGGGACAAGGTCGCGGACGTCATGTCGACGCGGGTAAAGACTGTCGTTCTCGAGATCCTCACACTGATGGGCACGGCTCTCGACCGGTTCAATGAGATTTCAAACCGGACCGCGGGAACGCTGGAACTCAACCAGACTGAGGTCGACCGCGAGCGCCTCGATATCGAGAATGAGATTCTCAGGCTACGGGAGGAACAGCGTCAGATGACGGGTGTCCTCGCGCAGGCGGAGAGGCGCATGCTGGATGGCAAGATTGCCGCCCTCGAGTCGGAGCGGGCCGCCCTGACAGAAGAAAGCGGAGCGATTGCCAAACAGCGCAAGATCTTGCGGGAAGCCAGCGAGGCGGCCAAGTCGCCGCCCGACAGTCCAATTATCCCTTCTGGCCTGAGCGGTGCATCCGGATCCGCAAAGATCAGCGAGACTGAGCGGCAGCGCAAGAAGATCCTCGAACTGATTGATGCGCTCGAGCATGAATCGCGCACGCTCAAGATGAACGAGACCGACCAGCGTGTCGCCAATGAGCTGCGCAAGGCCGGCGCGCTGGCCACGCCGGCGCAAACCGAGGCGATCACGCGGCTGGTCCAGGCCAACGAGGCCGAGAAGCGCTCGCGTGAAGCGGCAAACAAGGAGCTGGAACGTCAGGGCCAGATCTACCAGAATTTTGGGGGAGAAGTGGAGTCCAGCCTCGAAGCGCTGATCGATAAGTCGATGACGCTTGAGCAGGCATTGATCAAGGTGGCCTTCGCCGCCGTTCGCGCCATGCTCGATATCAACCGGATCGGCGGAACAGGCAGTGGCGGCGGGCTGGGTTCCCTGTTCGGGTCTGCGCTTTCGCGGGTTTTTGGCGGCGCTTTCTCGGGCTCCATGCAGGCGTCAGGCCTGCTGTCGTCGGGTGCGATCGGCTTGTTCGCCAAGGGTGGGGTTTCCGCTCAGCCTGCGATCTTCGGAGAGGCGGGCCCGGAAGCGGCCGTGCCTCTGCCGGACGGGCGTCGTATTCCCGTTGACCTGCGCGGCGCATCCGGTGGGGGAACCATCCAGGCACCGGTCCACATCTCGATCGACGCCACCGGCGCCGACGCAGCCGGGCTTGAAAGGCTCGCGCGGGAAGTGGCGATGCTTAAACGGGACTTGCCGGGGCGGATCGTGACCACTGTGCAGGATGCGCAAAAGCGGCGGGTGTTCTGAGGTGTCGATTACGTTTCCACGGGAGCTGCCGGAAGACATCGGGTTTCGGGTGCTCCGCTTCGAGCCCATGCGCGGTGTTGCCGCCGCCAGGTCCCAGAACCGCGTGGTCAACCACAGCCAGGTCACAGAGCCGGTCTGGGTTGCCGACCTTGAAACGGTTCCGTTGCGCTATCAGGACCGGATGAAGGTCGAGGCATGGTATCAAAGTCTGCGCGGTGGGCTCCGCAAGGCTCTCTATTGGCACAGGCTTTCCTGCTACCCCGCCGCCCATCCGGTCGATGGCGGCGTTGCCATTGACCCGGGCAACCTGGTCTCGGTGGCCGATGGCAACATCCTGACTGTTGATTCCGTCGACGAGAACCTCGTGCTTTCGCCCGGCGACCTTGTCGGCATCGAGGCCACGCATCGCGCGCTGGGCATTGTAACCGATGTCAGCGGCACCGGAACATCTCGCGTCATCACGATCGAGCCGGAGCCTCCGGCAGATGTCGCGGTTGCCGGAGCGGTTGTCCGGTTCGTGAAGCCCACCCTGCTGATGCGTCCGGTTCCAGAAAGCCTGACTGTTCGCGAGCCTGCGACCGGACAATGGGTGGTCGGATTCAAGCTGCAGGAGAGCCGCTGATGCGAACCTATCCGCCCGCGCTTCTCACCCTTCTCGATGAAGGCCGTGTTCGCTATGCGGGGATGATCCGGTTCGACCTCGGTGAAGGTTCCTTCGGCTTCATCCGGCAGTCTTCGGACTATGTCTATGCCGGGGTCACCTACAAGGCCATGCTTGAAGGGCTGATCGAGGTTTCGAGCCTGTCTCGCGGGTCCGGGACCTCGGCGTCGGGTTTCTCGCTTCGGCTTTCGGAAAGCCCGGACAACAAGATCACGCCCGACGTGCTGCTGAATATCGAGAACTATGACTATCGCGACCGGCCGGTGACGATCTACGATCTTCACCGGCATCCAGACACCGGCGCGGTGCTCGGCGATCCGATCATCATGGAGCGCGGCTACATCAACGCGATCATTCACAACGATGATCCCGATGCCGGGTTTTACATGACCGTCGAGTGCGAGAACCGGGCGATCGATTACAGCCGCACCAATGGCCGCATTCGCAGCCAGGAGGACCAGCAGCGCCGGTCTTCCGGCGATCTTTTCTTCCAACACGCTTCCCTGACCGGACGGCAACTGATCAAGTGGGGCAAGACGTGAGAGTTGAGGGTTGGGAGAAGCGCCTCAAGCAGACCGTGGAGCGCCATCGCGACCTTCCGGGGGAGTGGGGCGTGTCCGACTGCTGGATCCTTGCCATGGACGCCCACGAGGCAGTTACCGGCAAGCGACTGGCGCCGAAGCTGCGCCGCTACGCGACGGAAGCCGGCGGTTACAAGCTTTTCGCCAGGCACGGCTTCAGGACCGTCGGCGAAGCGCTGTCGGCACATCTGCCGGATTGCCCGGTGCTGATGGCGCAGCGCGGCGATCTCGGCGTGATCGAACGAGCCGGCCGCAACGGCGAACTGGTGGAAAGCTGCGGCGTGGTCACGGCAATCGGGGTCGCGGTAAAGACGCTCTATGATGACGGCACCTCGCGGCTCGAGTATCACCCTGTCACGTCGCTGACCCGCGCGTTCAAGGTTACCTGACATGCCTTTCCTGTCTGCTATCTTCGGCCTGGTCGGTGCTGCCGTCACGGCTGTCGGCTCTTTCATAGCGCCGCTGACCGGAGCGCTGGGCGGGCTCGGGTTCTTCGGCAAGGCTGCCCTGTCGATCGGGCTCAACCTTGCGGCGTCGGCGCTGCAGAAAGCTTTTTCCAAGAAGAGTTCGCCAACCGCGCCGGATGCTCCGTCCGGGGTCGAACTTGATCTTCAATATGGCGAGGGCTTGTCCCGCAAGGTCATGTGCGGCCGTTTCGCCGTCGCAGGGCATTTCAATTACGCCAATGCCCATGGGGCAGCCAACGGCACCCTGCAGCAGGTCTTTGTCCTTTCGGATTTCTACACCACGTCGCTCGACAAGGTGTGGATCGACGGAGCGCTGTCGACATTGGGATCTGTGGACCCGACAAAGGGCGCGGTCGTTACCTCGGGCGACTATGCAGGCCGGATCTGGGTCAAATTTTATGACGGCCGTCAGTCGGTGGCGGATCCGGGCCTGGTGTCCGGCTCAAACCCGTCAGGCCGCTGGACATCGGCGCACAAGGGCGTCGGCATGTCCTACGTCGTCGTCACCATGGAGTATGACCAGGAGAGGCTGACGCAGCCGCCGACCTTCCTGTTCGAATGCAAGGGCGCGCCACTCTACGATCCCCGGCTTGACACCACCGTTGGCGGGTCCGGATCTCATCGTTGGGGTGATGTCTCGACATGGGCGTTCTCGGAAAATCCCGCACTGATGTTCTATGCCTATCACCGGGGGTTTTCCATCAATGGCGATGTGTTCTGCGGTATGGAGGTCAGCGAGTCTGACCTTCCTATAACCAGGATCGCGACGGCCGCGAACATCTGCGATGAGACGGTTGACCTTGCACCGCGCTACCGCTGCTCGATCGGGTTCGACTGCACCGCGCAGCACGGTGACAATATCGAGGCCGTGCTGATGTCGTGCGGCGGCATCCTGGTGACGAGTGTTGGCGAGATCTCGATGATTGTCGGCACCGATCAGTCAACCGTTGCCACGCTTACCGATGATGACCTGATCGTCGGGCAGCCGGTGTCTTTCCAGCGGCGCAGATCAATGGACGAACTGGTCAACTCGGTGTCGGGCACGTTTCCAAATCCGTCCAACCTCTGGGCTTCGACCAGCTACACCACGGCGCGGGATGCGGGCGTTGTCACGATCGATCGCCGCACGCGCGATGTGTCGATGAACTTCAACACGGTGCCCTATCCGAAGCAGGCCGGGCAGCTCGCCGCGATCTACTATTCCGAGAACCGCTTCGAGGCGACGGCGGGTATCACTGTTCGCCCTCGCTGGCAGGTACTCGAGGTCGGAGACTGGATCACGTGGAACTCCGCGCGCTATGGCTCCCGCGTGTTCATGGTCACTGATCTGCAGATCATGGCGGATAGTGGCGACGGGCCGCGCAACGTGGTGCTCTCGCTGCAGGAGCGCGACGGGGATATCTACACCGGTGTGGGAATCACCGTGCCCGACATCCCGCTCGGCCCGGCCACGCCCGTATTTGCCAGCGAGTTGCAGGACTTCGCGGTGATCGGAGCAACCGGCATCGGATCGGACAGCCAGGCCTATCCGATCATCCGCGTCTCGTGGTCTGCGCCGACCGATCCGACCGTTGCCGGGGCCGTGCTTCAATGGCGGGTCAAGGCCGACCCGACGGTGGTCTTCGAGAAGATCGTCAGCCGGGACCGGACCATCGCCATTCTCAGCGAGGGCGTTGTCCGGAACACGGTCTACGAGGTCAGGCATATCCTGCGCACCGACCCGGCGCGGCCTGTCGTTGCCTCGGCCTGGGTGGATGTCACGACCAGCAACCCGCCCAACAGTGATGTCACCGTGGGGCTCGGGCAGGTCAGGGATGATGTCTACGGCCTGTTCGAGCGGCTGCGCCAGCAGGTGGATGACATCGAATCCAAGCTTGATCTGTCAGCCGGCAACGCATCGGCGGATACGGCGGAACGGTTTCTGGACCGTCGCACGATCCGCAAGGAGCAGGGCAAGATCAGTGCATCGGTGTTGACGGAAACCCAGGCGCGGATCTCGGGTGACGAGGCGCTGGCGAGTGATCTGACGCTTGTGCAGGCCAAGGCGGAAGATGCAACGGCATCGGGGCTGTTCAAGATCGAGGCGTCTGCCGGCAGCGGCGATGTCCAGACAGCGATCACGCAGTTCGTCCGCGCGACGACCGGGGGCGCTTATCTGGAAGCGGGGGAGGTTCTGGAAATCTACCTCGATGGTTCCACGCTGAAATCGCGCAAGGTGATCAAGGC